AAAAGAGGTTATAGAACTAGCAGAACTAGTAGAAACAACGATAGAACTAACGATAGAACTAACGATAGAACTAACAGAACTAGTAGAAATTAAAAGTGACTTTCAGCGTGGCATCTAGAGCATAGCACAACACATTTATCCATTTCTTCTTTAATTTTTTCAATAGACATTCCTCTATTTACACCGTTACTAACTTCAAATGATTTATTATCCTGGTGATGATGGAACTGTAATGCTTGAGTTTTAAATGACTTATGAGTTTTCTTAGAGTACCCACAACCAGAGCATTCCATGCCTGACTTTATCTCTTTTAACCAATCCCTATTAAAATATCTTCGATGTGCTTTAACTGTTTCGTAACATTCTTTACACTTCCTTCTTAAGTGTTTCTTACCTCTCTTGACTCCAGCAGAGTAGTAGTCTGTTAAGGGCTTGTCCCTCTCACACACTACACACTCTCTGTTGTTCACACTCATACTTTAATGGATGAGCCTACTTCTTTTAGCTTTATTATTAGAGAGTCTATTTTACTTTGAGCAGTGTAATACTCCTCATCAATTAAAGATTCATAGATGTCATCGGTTAGATTATTTATTTCCTTCATGACAAAGTTGACATGATTTACTTTATGGAAATGAACGCCTAACTTTTTCATTCTTAAATCTTAACTAAGGAATCTACATCTACCTTAAACATCTTTACATCTTTTTCTTTATCGTAAGAAACTAATGCATAATCAGGGGTAAGGTTCTTAATGTATATCCTTTTTCCTTCGTGAGTTAATCTTCTTTTCATTAAATCAAGGTCAATACCTTCTTCAAATGTAATCATATTTTCTTAATAAAATATTAATTTAGTTTTAGATAGCTATCAATTTCGCTTTGAGACAAGTCCTCCCATTTATATTGTGGATAGGTTCCATACATGTTTTCATCCTCATTGTAAGGTTCTTTCTTAGACCCTATGTATATTGGAACAACCACATCTTTTTTGCGGTCCCATCTAGTAAAGAACTTTCTAATCATATTTACAGATATATCTAATTTACACGCGACCTGAGGTATAGTAAGTCCTGACTGTGTTAATAATATTATATTCTTTCTGTGAAAATCTGTAAATCTTCTATTGTACTTTCTTTTATATATATAATTCATACTATTTCTCTTATTCTCGTTTTGTCTAAAGTTACTCTTCTCTTATATGATATTAGGTCTAGGTATCTATCGGAGTCTATTACCTTATAATCATTTACAATATAATCAAAATCTCTAGAGGTATTTGCCTTTTCAAAAAAAATCTCCAAATAAAATACTTCTCCTCGTTTATTAAATACATGACCCAAACTAACATCTTTTTCTATACTGTTGTTTATTCTTTCCATTACATATACAATATCATCCCAAGCTACATGTGTTTCGTGATCGGCTTCGATGTTGTCTATAAAGTCAAATGTTATCATTATGTGCTTAGGGTCTCTAGCCGCTGTATACTTCTGTATTACATCCATGTTTTTCTAATTCTTGTAAACGATATTCCTGTAGTTTAGATAGCCTTCCTTTAGTAGTCTTTATTTCCGAAAATAAAACATTAGACCCTGGAGGAATAGCTATCAAATCAGGTATACCATTCTTGTTAGTTTTAATTAATTTAATTACGTAAAAGCCCTGGCTTTCTAACTCTTTAATTCTCTTTGCTTGTACCTGTTGTTCTGTCATTTCTTCCATTTGTTACGACCAACTAAAAGTCCAATGATACCATAGTTAGCTATATCTATAAACGTATCTTCTTGACCTTCACCAGGAACATAGTTCTTTCCACTAATGACTAAGTTCTTTAACCTGCTTATTTTATCAGTTAGCCTTATAGCTAGTCCAGTTAGCGAGAACTTTTTATCATTGTCATTATTGAGATCACCACCCAATGCGATGTTGCTCAACCCATAATCCATTTGCTTTCTCGCAAACAATTCATACATCTCTTGCTGTATGTTTTTAAACTCCTGAGATAACTCTGGATATTCTCTTTCAAATATTTCTATATCTTTCATTTTATTTTATTTTTATTAGTCAGTAATTTTACATCCTTTTTGTAAATTTTCAATAGCCCATAATGGTTGTAGGTTAGTATAATGAAACAACTTATATGTATCTTCTTTTGTTTTAGACAGAGCTAATGGTTTAATATGGTCTATATGCCATTCCCCGTAATTATCCCAACTCATCCCCTCTCTAAACTGACTGCTAACATGTTCTCTTACCTCATTGTAGCTACACCCTAATATATCTGTGGTTTTACCTATCTTATTAATAATAGCCTTTCTTATTCTGCTTCTTAAATTTAGTTTCATCTTATATAAAGGGTCATTACATCTTCTGTTCTTTTCTCTTTTATTTATATCATCTCTATGTTTTTTAGAATAGTCAGAATTGTAAGTAGAAATATGTTCTTTATTATTAAGCCTCCACTCTTTTATAGCTTCTGATTTAGTATCTCTATGTCTTTCTTTATTCTTTTCGTAATACATACGCAAGTACTCTTTCTGTTTTTCTTTATCTTTATATGACATAGTCTCTTTTAAAATGCTTTAGTGTGTAATCTTTTTTATTATTAACTGCCTGATATATCTTTTTTTCTATACCATTTTTAGAGAAGATCCAATATATTTTATTATGCATTCTTTCTTTAGTAGTCATTCTATCTCTACTTTGCCAGTAACTAGTAGCACTAAAGTCTATATTGTAATATACTAAATACTTTGCCTCTTTCAAAGAAATCCCTTCACGACCACTAACTATTTGTAGTGCAATATTTTTATCAGTAGTATTAAATTCTTCTAACTCTGTAGTTAAATCATCTCCATAAATTTCTTTCAATGCCTTTAACTCAGCTGTAAACTTGTAGAATATACCTATCTTATTGCCCTTAAACTTATTCTTAATATACTTAGCCTTACTGTAATCTAATACTACACTTTTCTTTGATTCAAATATGACTGTGCCTGAACATATCTGATGTAACTTTTGTAATAATTTAACACCTGTATCAGCCAATACTACTTCATCTGATCCTTGTAATACTCTATCTTTCTTAAGCCTTTCGCATAACTCTGTGGTCCTGTCTTCCATATCTACTATTAGTATCTCTTCATCTATAACAGACTTAAATCCTGCTTCTTTTTGAGTGAAAGATATAGTGTAAGGTTTCATAGCTTCAATCACCATGTTCTCATGAGCAAAAGAATAATCAGTAGCAACTCTGATTCCATAATGTATTTGTTTCTTATTAACAAACTTATTAGCCCATTTATAAAAATTAGTATACTCTACAAATGGATTGGTTAAGCACCCATACACCTGATGATATATCTGAGAAAAACTTTCTGGTGTTGGTGTCCCGGACATTAATATTAACTTTGACTTCCATGTTTTTATATCAGCTTTTAATCTCTTAGCTCTAGAAGATGGTTTAGGAAAAGCACCCAATGAATGAGACTCATCAGCAATAACTACATCAGGACTAAATCCTAGGTTTACTTTGTGTGCACTCTCGTAATTAATAACCTGTAATTCAAAAGAAGGATCCATCATTTTATAATCATCTTCAATACTAGATATAGCTTTCTTTTTAGTTAAGAACAAAACTCTTTTTGCACCTAACTCTTCACATACACCAAAGGAAGTAAGTGTCTTACCTGTTCTAACCTCCATTGATAAATATAATAGGCCGTACTTTTCTAGTATCACTGATCCTTGATCAATAATTTTCTCTTGATAATCTCTAAATTTCATTCTCTATTTTGGTTTGTAGACTTTATGTATCTCCATTGTATATAACAACTCTTGACACTTTTCGTATTCCTCGTACTCTTCAAAGTGATCTATCATTAATAGGTAAACATCTTCATTATATTCAGGATAACCTTCTGAAGGATCAAATAAAAAAACCGGAATGGTAGATTTATCATCTATGATTTCCTCAATATGTTTTTTATGTGTTAGAACATTGTAGCTGTTGATTATCATCTGATCTAAATGTTTATAAAAAGTATCTTCGTCTAGGTCCATATTGAAGTCTGTGTTATAGGTTTATTAATTAAAAAATATACTCCAGCCGTTTTTCTTCCTTGTTCAGGTTCCTCTCCCGTTAAATGCTTAAAAGCAATCCTTAGCCATTTATTCCACTTACTGTGAGATATTTTGCTGTAATCAGGGTTTTGTAAAATAAATTCTATCCTAACACTATTACTATATATGTCAATGTCGTAAGGGAAAAGCACCTGGTTTTCTTGTATAAAGGTAACGAATTCTCTACTAGTAGATGCTTCAAACTTTCTGTTCTTTAGATTCTTAAACGGTGCAGATACTAAACCATTATTCAAATATAATTGCAAACACTTAAGCATATAGTTATCAAAACTACACCACTCATCATCATTCCATTGTGAAAAAAACAATTTCTTAAACTCGTCATGTGGAGTGAATTCTTTTGAATAGTGTGCATAAAACTCTAACTCCCA